CTTACGCTCTGAAACTTCTCCCGCAGCCATGCGACGAGCGTCTTCGATTGTTTGGTCAACCAGTCCATCGCCACCCTTTCCATCTGCGTAATACTCTAGCCCTCTGCGAGCTGCTGCCCTCATGTAAGCAGGTGGTGTCATGTCAACTGCTCGCATCTCTTCCTCATCCTCGTCATCGTAAGATGCAGGGACTTGGCTTGGTGCAATAGCGGTGATGCCTAGGTCTCGGTAAGCGTTGCGGATTTCTTCATTGTCATCAACTGCAACCATGACATTGTAAGTTTCCAGCAAGCGTTCTGCGGTCTGTTTCTTCCACTCGGTTGAGTCGGTATCGGCATCCGGCTTCATAAACAACTGGTCATAGTCAATGTCTAGGTTGTCTAGCTCTGCGACAGTTGCGTCACGCTCAGAGGCAAGGCGAGCGGTAATGATAATGATTTCGGTGTCATCAAAGCTGTCTAGGTAATCTGCAACCTTGTCAACCTTTGCACCTTGATAAGTGATCAGAGTGTTGTCAATGTCAGCGATGACAGCAGGTGGGCCTGACTCGTTACGCTCTCCGCCTGGCTCTAGGTTCTCGGCAATAGATACGGCAACCATCTGGTCAATCGCTCCCTGCTTAGTGGTGTGGCAACCGATGACTTCGCCATCCTCTTTGATAGTTGCCCAACCAGAGCAACCCTCGGCTGAATCCGTAATGTAGTAAGGCACTACTGCACCAGCCTTAGCCATGAGACGGTGTGCCCGTTCTCGGTGCTCACCATCCACATCTGTTCTCCAGCAGGTAGGTCAAACTCGATAGTGAACAACTTGTCAACAGGCAAGCCGTTAGCGGTGGTCACAGTTGGGCCACCGACAAAAAGGGTCTTGGTTTGGTCGTTGTTGCGAATCTTGATTTTGCAAGGAGCAGCAGCAACTCCGTCAATAGCAACTGCGGTTGTGCCAACTGACTGTGTGCCTGATGTAATCATTATTTAGCCTCATAGACTGCTTGTGGGTCATTAGGGTCAATCTGTGCCACACCTTGCAACTGAACGCTTGGCACGCCTGTGTGGGTCATTGCTGGTAGGTCTAGGGCTGATAGGACTGAGGCAGGGTCGAAGCCAACCACAATCAAACGCTGAGCCATTAGAACTCGCTTGTCGGTTGCAGATAGATCAGCAGCGTCAATCGGCACATTGGCAAGTGGAACTCGCAGAACATCGCCGCCGTCAATCTTTGACAAGCCCTCAGACTGTCGCACATCGTTGATGGTTAGCCATCCACCCTGAATTGCGACAGAGGCAGCGGTAGCACGAGAGTTGATGTCACCTCGTAGCAGAGCTGCCATGTTGAACTCTAGGAAAGCACCCTGACCATTTGGATACACCTGCAACAGAGTTGATAGGGCGTTTTCGATTAGAGCGGTGTAAGGGCGTAGTGTGTCGGTCACAAACTCAATCTGAGTCTGCTCAATGCTTGAGTAGGTGTTAGTCCCTGGCAGACTGAGCTTGTGAGTTGGGATTGAGTAGATCCTTGCAACATCCTCGACAAACATTCTGCGAGCTTCGATTGACTGAGACTTCTCAGGGTCAATGCCAATGTCTTTGATGTCTGCACCAGAGTGGAACACCATAGTCTTTGAGGACTTACGCCAGCCGCCATGTCTGCTGTCTACCGAGTCAGCCATCTGGCGAGCTTGCTCTTGGTTTAGAGCACCTGGAACGGTGATGGCGTAGTTGCCTGAAGCACCCTGTCCAAACCAACGCTGAGCATAAGCCTCAAGTGCCATGCCAAGACCGAGTGAATCCTTGAGCATCGAGACACGAGAGATGCCTCGCACCTGACCTGGCTGGATAAGGCTCTCGACAATGTGCAGAACATCGTCTTGTCCTAGAGTCTCGCCTGTCTTGGTGTGAGTGAAAACGATTCTGCCAAGCGGGTTCTTCTTGACCTCAATCTCTGTTGGGTTGAATACCGTCAGGTTGATTGGTAGTCCGTCAGCGTCTCGGAATACTCGGATAAAGGCGTTGCCGTCAAGCATGAGGCTGGTGATGATCTGCGAGATAAACGGAGTCCGGTCAACGAAGCTGATGTCGGGGCGGCTCACCCAGTCCGGCTTTGGTCGCATCAGGAGCTTCTGTCCATCTCTGCGAACCCATGCTTCCATTGGCAGGGTTGAGATGTTAGATGCGATTAGGTTGACTGCTCCGGTGATGGCTGCAAGCTTCCAAACATTGTCTTGCGTTACATAAGTGCCAGAGTTGTTTTGGAGTTCGATGTCTCCACCGCTACCCCAGATAGTCTGAAAGCTAATCGCACGAGTCTCAAAAAGGTTGTTGAGCATTACTTCTGCCTCTCAATGGCAAGACCGAACAAGACGGCAAAGACACCGCCAAAGATAAATGCCAGAGGTAACCAAACTAGCCCTAGCCCGAATACTATTGCCGCTGCTCCTGCGACTTGTAATGCTGTTGCCATTTCATCCCTCAAAATACAAATACGCCTGGTGTCAGGACTTCTTCTTCTATTCTACTTGCTAACGCCCTATCAACTGCGATCACAGCAGCAACAGCAGCGTCAATCCTGCGTGATGAGTTGCGGTTCTCTTTGACAATGCGAGGGCCGAGATTGTCAACCTTCACAACAGCGTTGTCTAGGTGTCTGGCAAGAATCGGGTTGCCGTCATGCTTGAGTCTGCCCTCGACTACGGCATCGAAGAATTTGGCACACGCCGGAACCATGCGGCGAGCGTTGGTGCTTGGATACTCAACAATGGGATAGCCCTCTTCGGCTAGGACTTCCATTGAGCGTTGCCAGCGGTAAGGGTCACAGACAATCTCTTTGACTCTGGGGTTGTCACGCACGAACTCTCGAATGGTGTTCTCAACCTCAAGGATGTCAACTCGCCAAGTGTCATCGTGAATGTTCGGGTCTTTCTCCCAAGCTTTGATCATAAATACCTGTGGCTCAGCCTCAAGGGTCGCTCCGACTAGAACAGTCGAGTCACCGGAAAATGAGCCGTCAAAGCCGATGACATAGTCTTTCTCAGTTAGGTCTAAGTCACCTGCACACGAGTCCCAAGAGCCCGTAGGTAGCCAGCCAAGGGCACTAGAAACCCATTGGTTGCATCGCTTGGTTCTGAACTCAGGCTCAGGAGTTCGCTTGACGGCAGACTCGAAATCGGCTGCGTCACAAATGTCACCGAAGCCAGGGTTAGCAATTCGCCAAGTCTCAGGGTCTCGGTGATCTGACTCGGCTGGTGCTTCCCACCAAGCCATAAAGAATGACGGGTCATCGGTCTCGCCTCGGCTTACACGCTGCCCATACTGATACAAAGAGTAGGCGATTGAGTCTTGACCTGTTCGGTCTGTCTTTACACCTGCTGTGGTGATTGCGACCATGTGTGCCTGGTTACCACGAGCACCCATAGCAAGCGACATAACATCAAAGAGTTCTCTGGACTGGTGAGCGTGAAGCTCGTCAGCGTAGACAGCAGTTGGTGACAGACCTTCCTTTGAGTATGACTCGGCAGATAGCACTCGGTAAACCGAACCTGTGCTGACAACCTCAATGGCATCTCGGTAGATCTTGACTAGCTCTAGCAGTTCGGGATTTGCCTCAATGGTTTTCTTGGCATCTGCAAAGACGATTCGAGCCTGTTCCTTTTCGGCAGCGATTGAGTAAACCTCGCCACCTTTAGGGCCAAAGAATAAGTCGTAGGCAGCGAGCACAGACATGATGGCTGACTTGCCGCTCTTTCTCGGCATGCCTACAAGTCCGAGCCTCGCCCTGATTCCGTCATTGCCATCTGTTGCGTAGATGTGACGGATGAGGTCTTTCTGCCACTCCCGCAAAACCAGCGGTGAGCCTTGTTTGCCAGCGATACTGTCTTTGGTGATTACACCAAAAGCCTCGGCAAAGTCAATGACTAACTCGCCCTCGCCGTTAGCGATTGCGTCAGTTGGAACTTGGGTCAACCATTGTGGCGGCCACACGATTAGTCCTCTTCTGGTAATACTCGGCTATGACCTTTTCACTCACCTGTCGGTTTGGCTGTGGTCTTTCTTTTGCCCTTGTTAGGCAGACATCTTTGCCAGGGTCGAGCTCTACAAACTGAGCGTTCATCGCTCGATACATCTGTCGGTCTTGCGGTGA